GACGATACGGGCTGGTATGACACTGAAGCTGCCAATCGTGCAGCCGCAAAACAAGAGCGGCTAGAGAATGAAGCTAGGTCAGCAGAAAGAAGTCTTGAAAAACAAACACCAGTATACTTAACAAGTCTTCCATTAGCTACAGCTCTTAAGAATATTTCTAATCCAAGAAAGCCAGATGGCTATGATATCAATGCGTTACGAGCTATTGCTGAGAACATACTTGAATCAGATCCATCCTTTACCTATAACAAAAAAGGCAAAAGGAAAGAGCTCGAAGCATCTATCTATGAATGGCTTATTGATCAGGAAAATATAACTGAAGTAGAAGATAACTCTCCGTATGAAGATACGTTTGATGAGGGCACTGGTATTATATCTACAGAGTATAGGGAGTCACGATCTCCTGTTGCTCCAATTGGAGATAAAATATATTCAACATATTTTTCCAATATACATAAGAAAAAAGATGGCTTTAAATATGATGAATCTCACAGATTAAGAACTTTTATTAAATCAAAGGGTGGAAATTTCTGGATCGTTTATGAGTATGGTGTGGCTAGTTGGGATAAGGGGGATAAACCTCAGTGGCGTAAGAAATATAAAACTAAATTTTCAAACTTCGAAGAAGTTAAACTAAATTATCCTGACTCATTTCCTGATGAAGACATGCCAAGCATTGTCAGGAATTTAAGTTTAGATGGGGGAATGCCTCCAGGCCCATACTTTAAAGGCCTTCCCAAACTTCAAATTGTTGAAGAAGGCTCGCGTCCAAATATTAGAATTCCTAAAAAAATAACTACAGAGTGGCCGGAATGGGAGAGTATATGGAGATCTAAAAAAGGGTTGCCAGATACCAGCAAAACAACAAAAGAATCTAAATCAATATTAGATCATCTTAAAGGGGTGAGGGGATTCAACTCTGTTGAGGTTGAAGTCTCTATTAGCGAGGAACTTGAAAAAATATTTGGCATAAACGCTGTTAAAGAGATGAGGAAGATTGGGTTTATAACTAATCTTACTAATAAAGAAGCTTCTTCTAAGAAAGGAATTGGACCAAGGACTATAGCATTTGTCCATGAAGGGAAGGTAACTTTCATTCCAGAAAGAATAGCAACAAACACTCTTGCTACTAGCGATACTGTCAGAGGGTTAATATGGCATGAGATTGGGGCTCATATTGGCAGGGATCTATTATCTTCTAACGAGTTTGCATCAATCATAGGACAGGTTCGTAAGATGTATTATGAAGGAGATACCTATGCAGTAGATGCTTTTGCTCAAGTTGCACAAAATTATAAGAGCCTACTTAAAGATTCTACAGGTAGATCTATTCAAGTAAGGGATTCAGAAAAAATATTTAGAGATGCTTCAATTGAATTCCGAGAATCAAAGAGCGGCGCTCCTGTAACCCCTGCACATGATATTTTTTGGGAAGAAGTTCTCGCTCATATGCTCCAGTATAGAGGGGAAGAATTAAATCTTCAAAGACCTTCTCTTATAAAGAGAGTTAAGGATGCATTTAAAAAATTCTTCTTAAGAATTGGTGAAGTATTTGGTATCGAAGATGCACCAACCATGAGTATAGATGACATCTTCAATCTCATGGCAGGCGTAACTATAGAAAGACTGCCGGCTTTTATTAATGCTAGTTCTGGCAAGTCCTATGAACGTAGACTCAAAGCAAGAAACGATTTTATAAATGACTCTGTAGAAAAGAATCGTATGTATCATGGGTCAAATAAAAACTGGTCAGCCCCTATTCTAGAGTTCACTGAGCTAGGACTCCATGTTGGTACAATGCAAGCGGCCCTCCAAAGAGTAAAGGGTGATGACTCCAAACTTAAGGAAGGGTACATTAAAGTTACCAACCCATTTGTTACCAAAGACATGGGCCATTTTGCTGGGCCATTAGCTTGGTCAAATAATTTAAACGACATGATGAGAGACGGAACGATCTCAGAAAAAGATTATCAAAAACTATTTCCTATTGCTAAGGGGTGGTCAAACACTCTAGATCCACTGAAGGGAGAAAAGTTAATCTTTGAAGGATTCAGAGAATTTTCAGTTGACTTAAGAGAGGCTCTTAAATCATTAGGCTATGATGCAGTCTCGTATGTAAATAAATCAGAAGATTCAGGCAGTGTTAGTTACACACTGCTATCTGATAACCAGTTTAAAAGTGTTGAATCAATATCATACGACTCTGGAACTAATGCCTTTAAAGATGCAAGAGCTGCCATCGCCTCTCCAGAAAAAGAGCTTGGCCCTACTAAGAAGATAAATGATATTGCAAAGCCGCAAGTAAAGGACACTAGAGAATCTCAAGGAAAATTATTCCGTGCTGCTAAGAGAATCCAAAGAGCCATCGAACCATTGATGACTCTTGCAGGGTATACCACTCTTGAAACTCAGAGGATGCTTACCAAGGGAGAGATAGGTAGATACCATAATATGGGAAGGGTGTTGTTTGATGTACTCTATCAGGCTGATGCCAAAGAAAAGAAAGTTATCCTAGATTACTTTGAAACAAAGAACGCTTCTCCTGATGCGCTTCCAGATAGGAAGGTTGATGTTGCTATGCTTCCTACTGTTGCTAAAGGAACTAGATCTACTGCAAGCACCTCTGAAAAACAATCAATCAAAGATGCTGTAGTTAAAGCGAAGGTTCAAATAGAAAAGCTAGGATCAGACCTGGTAGCTCAGGGCCTTATAACTAAAGAGCAATACGGTGAATGGCAGGGGCAATATCTTCCTAGAGCCTACCTTAGATACTTAGGTACCGATAGGATTGCTAGAGGTCTTGGAACAAGTAAGATGACCTACACTAAAGTAAGGTCTGCTCATGAAAATTTCCTTAAAGATATTGTGGATGGAAGGATCAAAGATCCAGGGTTCCTTGCGGGAAGATACATATCTATGGCAGGTGCTGACCTTGCTACAATTAATTACCTTAACTTTATTGCTGCTGATACAGGAAAGAATGGATGGGTTCTACCAAATCAACTAGTCAAATACAATGGAATGCAGGGTACTGTTGGATATTGGAATGAATTAGTTGGTGATATGAGGAAGAGGATTTCTCAGACAGAGCTGTTAGATCCATCTAAGGTAGAAGATATGAAGCGGGTTGCTAATGAAATACAATCCGCTATAGATAAGGTGGGGGAGATAGGTTCTCCTGAAGGGTACAAGAGGGTTCCAGATAGCGCACGATATGGGGCTATGAAAGGACTCTATGTTAAGAAGGAGATCATTGATGACATCATGGGAATGGAGTCATTGTATTCTAATAATGAATTTCTTAATAGTGTATTATCTTTCTCAACAAAAACTTCAAAGTGGTTTAAGTATACTAAAGTACCAATGAATATACCTACGCAAGCTAGGAATATTATATCTAACACTGTCCTAATGGACGTATCGGGAACAAGTTTCTTTAAGATTCCAGGCCTGCTAAGCAGGGCTATGTCAGATATTGTTGCTGATGGAAAGTATGCTCAGCTTGCAAGAAAGTATGGAATAGAGATGACTACTTTTTCTTCTGAAGAATTAGTAACTATGGATAGGGAGCTTAATAAGTTAAAGGCTGAGGATAAAAGTTGGAGTGGAATGTGGGCGAGATCCAAGATATTCTTTCATGACTATCTAGATGTAGGTGGCAGGGCATATGCAAAGACTGAGGTGATGTTTAAGATTGCCAAGATGATTGACTTTATGGAGAATCATGGCAAGAGTGAGGGGGAGGCTGCACGATTAGCTAACGAAGCATTGCTTGACTACGGTAATGTATCACAAGGTATAAGGGTTATAAGATCTCTTCCCTTTGGTTCGCCATTCATAACGTTCAACCTAAAGGCAGGGGCTCAGATGATTCGCAACATACGCAATCATCCTATTGCTGTTGCTAAGTATGCAGCTATACCATATCTAGTAGCGCAGATGTTGCTCGATCAGAATGATGATATAGAAGAAGAAGATATTCCAGCGATGAAAGAGTTGGTTGCTGACTACATGTCCAAGAACCTCACCACTATGGTGATGCCTTGGAAAGATTCAGAAGGAAGACTTAGAGTATTTGATATGGGATACTTCTTACCGTGGGGTGCTCACTTAAATCTTGGTAAGAATCTTTGGGATGGGGAGTTTGGCGAGGCTATGAAGCAGCCAGGTTTCTTTGGTGGACCCTTCCAAGCAATACCTGGGCTGATGAGTAACAAAGATCCATTTACTGGATATGAAATTTGGAATGAGGCTGATCCACCTAGGCAGAGATATGAAGATATGCTTGGGTTCATTGCAAGTTATGCTTTACCACCTATGATAATGCCAAGAAATAAATCAGGTGATGTTATAGGTAATGGTGGTCAGTTAATTAAGACTATGATGTATGCTGATTGGATAGACGGCAACATAGATAAGGATGGACTACCAAAGAATACCTTTGGGACTACCGCTTTATCCTGGTTGGGTGTTAACACTCAGCCCCTTACTGCTAAGACAGCTCAACGTAAGATATACTTTAAAGGTAAGGAAGTTAAGGCTGTAATGAATAGGTTAAGAAAACTAATTGATGATCCCAATGTAACACCAGAGAAAAGAAAACAATTAATCAATGAATACAGGGCTCATGCTATGAATATAATGAAGGAGCTTCAGGAATTACAGACAGCTTATGGAAAAGTAAGTGATGCCTTATGATTATGTAGAGGTAGAGTGGTTGGATATAGTGTCTACTGCGGGGTGGGAAAAGTCTGAGGATACAAAGCTAGCAGTCTTCTGGTCGTATGGTTATTTAATTAACCATGATAGTGAAGAGGTTAGAGTAGCAGTTTGTAAGGATGAGGAGGGGGAGTGGTTTGGGTTAACTGTTATACCAATTGGTTGTGTTAAAAAAATAACACCATTAGTAAAGAGCAGTTTATAGTCATGCTCAGGACTTGTGTTAAATGAATATCATAATAAGACAAGCTGAGAAAAAGATATAGCTCATGTACCACACTGTTATAAAGACTATATCTTTGAACATCTTGTGTTCCATTTCTGTATAGCTAGATCCTTTTGTGATTCTATCTTTGGATGAAAGCTAAAGAATAAAGAGCACTTGGAACATCCTACTAAGAACTTTCCAAGCGTAGCTTTTAGACCACAAAAAGGACATGGCTTCATGAGTAATCCCTCAGTAGTTTGCGCTGTGTTACAGCATGCATGTCATCGTAGTAACCCTCCCCGTCTAGTCCGTTTAAATTTACAATGCCTCTCCACCAGTTATACTCAGTATCTCTACACCAGTTCTCTGAGTAACTCGGATGAGAAAAGCATCCCGCGCTTAGTCCAAAGATCTTCTGACCATCTGGACGTGTCTGCTCTGCATGATTATACAAGTGAGAATGTCCTTGCACCGCTGAGCAGTGCAGTTTAGAAACTAATTGATGACCAATATGTGAAGAACTTATTGGCCTCCCCGCCACCCCTGATGTAAAGTAATGTGAGAAGTTAATACCACCTATAGATAAGTTTCCTTTAAATGGTGTGATCTTCCATCCATTCTTTTCATACTGTAGATCCTTCATTGAGATAGCGCCATCTAATTCAGGTGCTGAGTTAACTGCCCTATCTATTCTATCTTCATGATTACCAAGACACATGTGAAGTTTAGGTTTGTATTGTTTCTCCTTCCTTTTTCTTTTTGATTCATTAAGTTTCTTTATAGGAGCAAAGAGTTTCTCTTGTGCATCCAACACTGAGTCAACATCCTTGCTGTATCTCCTTCCCTCAAATCCTTTAGTACCTTTATCATATGAAGAGAGGCTTGGCATATCGCCAAAGTCTCCCAAGCATACGATTATACTAGGCTGTTTAGCTACTATGTAATTACCTAGAGCAGTGAACCTGTCATTGTCATATTCAGGTGCAGCATGACAGTCAGGTATTACTAATAGATTCTTGTTACCCTTCATTTTTTATCTCCTTTTTCTGTACAACAATCTCAATTGAACTCTCTGTATTAGGGGTTAAAGTTTGATCGAACTCTCCTTGGAAGTGTTTGAATACTTCTGGATTCCTATAGAAATCATTTACTAATGTGACCCTCTCTATGTTAATATTAGATGAGAACTTAATCAGTAAATCAAGTACATTTATTGAAACCGGAGACCAGCTATTCTCTTTGTGGATTGTAAATGTATGTTTATGTTCCAAGCTCCAACGGCTAGGGAAAACACCACCTTCATATATGTCTTCATCTGGAACTGTAATGATGAGAAATCCCCCAGGTTTTACAATCCTGATCCAGTTATACAACGCTTCTTGAGGGCTGTTGATATGCTCAAGGCAGTGGCTAGAGGATAGAAAATCATAGGTATCATCTTCTATTCCATCCATGAACTGGGCATCGCCATCTCCCTTGTCTATATCCCAAGTTTTAGCGGACATCATTAAAGGAAAAACTCTTACGTACTGGCCTAGTGGATCAATCGCTCCGCCTATATCTATACCATTACCTATCAAGTATCTAGTATGAAAAGAGCCATCATTAAATCTCCGCTTGGCTGCTTTACTTTGTTCATTCATATTTAATTACCATTATTGTTGTGAGGAAATTGCTCTACGCTACCCCCCTACCATAGAGCAATTTTCCACTGTTATTTACTCTTTGATTTCAATGACTTACGAATGCGTTTTTTAGGTTTGACAAAGGTAGATAGGCCATATGGGGAGTCCCCTTTTACAGCCGCCTTCAGCTCTCTACTCATCATTCTCTTGGCATCTAACTGATCTCTATATAGTAGCTCAAACTGCATAGCGTTCCATACTGGAGAGCATAGATCCATGTTGTCTGCCGCTGTCATAACAATCTGGTTTCTGGTGAATTCATTTCTTGCTACTTTCTTCCAATGAGCTAATGACTTCTTGTATTCTGCTGTCGTCATCTCGTCATCATCATAGAAGGGTTTCATATTCCACATACTCCACTAAGACATTGTTCTTCTGAGTTATCCTCATAGATTACACCACGTTTAGCATGAGCTTCCTCATATGGTACGGCTGTAATAGGTTGCCCACCCCTTGCTCCATCAGGATACACGGTCAGACCGCGTAATCCATGAGCATACTTAGCAATAAGAGTAGCATATTTATCAATAGTATGTTCTCCATTTAGTTCTGTCCCCCATGCAGGTAAGTTAATAGTGCTACTGATAGCGTGATCTACATATTTCTGTAACTCAAACTGGAACTTTATCCTACGCTCTACATCCTCCGCTAAATCTATAGATGATTCAATTTGATCTGGCTTAATGCCCTGTTCAATCAATGCCTCGGCTGTACCGTCAATGACAAACTTATACTTCCATCTTGTTCCATCCGTAAGGTAGCGTCTGCGGTATGCCACGGCGTAGATTGGCTCCACNCCAGAGGTTGTTCCCGCGAGAATGCTAATAGTCCCTGTTGGAGCGATTGCTCTGTAGCCTTTAGGACTGTTGAGAAAAAGTCTGTTGCAATGAGCGTCAGCGGATCGTTTGCTTTCTCGTTCATACTCCTTCATCCATTGTTTAAGTTCATCTGTCATCTCGTACTTATAGTTTCTCTTGAGTAACCACTCATGCATTCCCATAAGCCCAAGCCCTATGCGACTGTTCTGCATTCGTACCTTAGCTACCTTTTCATATGGAAGCTGTGCTCTAATTAAACCACATACTAAGAACTTAGACGCAAGAGAAACGACTTCTTTAAACTCTTGTATCGTTTTGATATTAGCAAGATTGACACTTCCCAGGTTGCACACATCACTATCATCTTCGCTTGTAATTTCTGTACAAGCATTTCGTAACGTTTCATTTTGTTTATCTCCAAAGTTAAAGGAGAACCCAGGCTCTCCGGTCATCATAGCTTGCCTAACATTATCTTTAAACGTTTGATTCATTGGATCCTTAAGCCAAGCGTCATCATAATTTAAAGATACATTCATCATGTCCAATGGAGCAGGCCAGTTGAAGTCAAGCTTCTTTAGCTCAGCTAGGTTGGTGTCTCCTATCTTATGGTCATGCCAGTTCTTAGCCTTGAGTAATGTATGGGCATCTTCATGCTGCCAGTTCATGCTACCATAGAGAGCAGACCTACGGCTACCACCTTGCATTACATTCCTACCCACCTCGTTCAGTGTATAGAGTAANGGGATTGGTCCGGATGCTACACCTCCTGTTCTTTTTAATATCCTACCAGATGGCCTAGCCCTAGAGATATCAACACCTATTCCACCTCCAGTCATCAAGCATGACATTGCCCTTTGTGTAACGCCAGCCCAATCTTCTCTCGTATCCTCCTCCAACCTAAGAAGATAGCAGTTGTTATAGAAGCGAGCCTCTCTGTTGGCATAATAAATGTACCTCCCTCCTGGCATAAACTTAAAGTCTGATATGTATTGAACCAATTGATCTCTATCAGACTTCTCCATTAAGTTATTCTTAGTGCCATTGAAGTCACCACATACACTATTAACTATGGAGTGTGCCTTATCATCCCAAGTTTCATACTCAGTAGATGCATATTTATTTTTAAATATATCTTCACCAAGTTCTGTTCTAAACTTCATATGATTTCTCCGATTTAATTTCTCCATTTCCTGTGCTTCCAAATCCTCCATCACCTCTTATATAAGAGACACCCTTAGTGCTGCTGATAACAGGAGACAAGTAACTGTGGAATACAAGTTGCGCTATCCTGTCTCCACGATCTATATCATATGGCATATGTCCTGAATTAAATAGAAGAACTTTTACTTCTCCTCTATAGTCTGGATCAATAGTTCCTGGAGAATTAAGAACGAACACTCCATGCTTTGATGCTAGACCACTACGACTTCTTACTTGCGCCTCTATCCCTATTGGCATATTTAATTTAATACCAGTTCTAATCATCTTACGATCTAAAGGTCGTACAACTTCATCTTCTGTTGCATATAGATCATATCCAACAGAGAATTCTGTTGCTTTCTCTGGCGGTAGATAACAGTGATCCATTGTCTCAACTTTTATTTGATCTTTCATTTATATATTTGTCCTTAAGTTTATTTTCTTTAGCGTACTCCATGTACTCTCCTAGAGTGCAGCCTGCATGGTTTTCAAAACATTCATTCCAGGATTTAAACTTTACAGGCTCATCACTCTTCCCTTTATATATCTCTCTTGCTAAGAAATATATTACCTCATCAGCAAGCCTCCCTTTAGAACGGTATGTCATCAGCAGAAACCTCTTTAGAAATAGATGCCATCTCTGCTCTAGCATTGCTTGACACTTCTCTCTTAGTCTCTGGTGCTGAAACATCCACCTCTTTGTATGCATCAGGACTGTTAATCATCTGCATCATCTGACCTTTGATGTCGGTTGTATATTTATCTACACCGCTCTTGTCAGTATACTTACGATAATCAATTGACCCTTCTACATATAGGTTGGTTCCTTTAGTAACATAGCTCTCAACAACTTCAGCCTGTCTTCCAAAGAAGACTACGTTATGCCAGTCAGCCTTCTTGTATTCTCCCCAACCTGACTCAGTTACCATTGAAACCTGAGCAATCTTGCTATCATTCTTTGTGGTTCGTATTACCGGATCCTTCCATACGTTACCAACTAAGATTACTTTATTAATACCTTTCATTACTTTCTCCGTGTTTACTTTTACGTTTATATACTTTGCCAGATGGCACCACTATAGACTTATTAAACTTATAAGCATGCTTAGCCACTGGATTATTCTGCTTGTCCAAATCTTTCTGGCCAGTATTTTTTGACATTCTTCCATACCTCCAGTGAAGACTCAAAGATTGTCCAGTATCTATCGAGCTCCTCCTTCCCCCACTCATGGAACACTACAGTTCCAGGATTGTTTGCGCTAATGAATACGTTTGCAATCCGTTTAGCAGGAGCAGGGAGCGCTCGCTCATAAGCAATCAACTGATAGGCCATAGACTCGTAGGCTAGCTGCTTGCTACCAGTAACAAACTCTTTGGTCTTAAAGTCAATGACCCATTCATCTGATACCAAGTCTATCATACCACCATAACCTTTCTGTAGATTACATACTGTCTCTTCTGATCTCCACTTCTGTTCACCACAGTTTATTTTTAATAGTGCATCTACTGCATTAAAGATATCAGCATCTGCACCTGAAGGCTCTAACTCTTTCTTAAAGCAGGACTCTAACATATCATGTATTCTACTGCCCCTGAAAGATGCCTCCAAAGTTTCCTTCTTACTCTCTTCAATTACCTTAGCCTTCCATACATCAGAGCCAATAAAACTCCTGTCTACTATAGCAGCAGCCTCAATAGTTTTATTGATCTTCCATGTATCAAGCCCTGGTTTTGCTAAAATATCCAGGATAGATGTAACAGATGGCATCCATCCATGTTTCCTAGCGTCTCTCAGTGTTGTTGCTCTGGTCTTTCCATTCTTTCCTTTAACGAAATGACAAGGCTTCCCTTCTCTGTTATACCAATGCATTATATATTCCTGTATCTATAGATTCCTGTTATTCCTTTTGAATAATCCCACTCATCTCCTACTTTGTCCATACCTGACATCTCTTTCTGATTGCAGTACATCCAATTAGTTTCATTAAATTTCCGGAAGGTAGAATGATAAATGTCTCCATCCATCTCCTCGAACTCGCTTGAAAATTCAGATGCAGCATCTAAAAACTTTGTTCTTGCTGCCTCTAAAAGTAGAAGGTCGTAACCTCTCTCCTTCTTGTTCTTATTTCTTACTTTCATTTTTCTTCTCCATTAGTTCATCGAATCCTTCTGGTGTAGCCCATACAGCAGGCTTCTTACTCCTGTCAAAGCAACTTGGATGATATAAATATCTCCCGATTCCAAATAAAACTGCCGCCCTTTTTAATGCGTCAGATATTCCTCCCTTCTCTCCTTCAATGTTAGAGTCTCCTGCTCCATCAGATTTAGTAACCCATTCCTTATCTATCTTAACAGATAATTCACAGATCATTCGATCACCTATCCAATTGTATTTAGTCTGCCAATAGGCAGTACCAACAGCCTCATCCAGTCTGTCCATTACATCCCTTGCTGTAATGTATGCCAGTTCAGTTCCACCACCACCCTTACGCCAACGTATCTTTCCTACAGGGAATGGCCTCTTGAATGCCATCTCTAATTTATCCATTAGATTCTCCTGGTTTCTTTAATGTACTCCTCAAATCGGAAGTAATCCGACTCTCCCTTTTCTTTTTCTATCTTATCTAGCCACTGTTCATACTCCTCCTTGTACTGTTGCTCCTCAAGCAACTGCTGCTGTTGCCACCAGTCAGGTGGATCTTCTTCATTCATAGTATAGGTACCTCCCGGCTCATTGTAGTAGGGTTATAGAATCCAGCCTCAATTAAAACCGCTTCAACTCTTTCCATATACTCAGCAAACTGAGTAATATTTAAACTGGATGTTTGAACTGCTACCTCCACCGGCTCCCCCTTTAGATTTGAAATTGTATTAGTTCCCAATACCTGAACAGACATTATACCATGTAACTCATTCGTGGTGTACCCTATTTCATTAGCAGCCTCCCTAATAATATGCCAGTACCTATTGTTCTGGTCAATAGATCGTTGGTTCTTTTTGCTATACGGTTTAATAACAATATCATATGGCTCATCCTCAAGAGATAGTTGTTTTATATAATCAACACATGTATTCTTTGAATGTATATCATATAATTTAAATCTCTTTGTCTTCATTTTTTCCTCCATTCTATTATACCACACTCGAAAGCACGGCCTATTGTTTGTAGACACCACCTCATCTGAGTCTCCTTATCTATCTTTCCATTGTGACAGTCAGCATGACAAGTATAGCACACTGGCAATGTGAAATAGTCTGGCGCTTTCCTTCCCATACCTGCACCAAGGACATTTATTCTAAGGTGGTGAGCCTGGGAATCATGACCGCAGTATATACATGGCTGATCTGCTACCCATTCCAAATACTTCCTGCTCTTCACTTGACCCTCCTGTATGGATTGAATATCTTTTGTAGTTCTAGCTCCCACTCTTCTATCATAGGTAGTATAGTATTAAAATAATTATATTTAATATGTACATCAAACATATGCCTACTCTTATTTAAATATACCCCCCTACCTCTATCAGACATAGACTTTCTTCCAAAGCCTAAACATAAGTCACACTTATACATCTTGTCTAGTATAATAACATCCTTTCTTCCATTACATTTAGGACAGGTAGAAGGATTAGTCATCTCTTCTAGCGCAAGACTTATGGTGTTATATATATCCTGATGAGATATGGCCTTATTCCATTTAAGATCAATTGCCTTTTCAAATAGTGGACGAAGAAGTTTAACTTTCCATCTCTTTTCTAGACAATACTTATACCTCCCATAAGATGCAGCCATATCACTGGCTTTGGCTAGGGTAGCAGCTACCTCCTCCCAAGGTAGGCCACCATTAGGATTCCAAATACTATTTGGTTTGATTGTTAAATGCTTAAGAGCTTCTAGGCCCGACATTGAATATACCTTTATATATTGTTGCTGTTGGTTCTTTATTACCCATTAGTAATCCAGTTTCATAGTAGTTATTGTATGCTTGACAAGCAAGTTTCTTTTCATAACATTCACCCCAGTTAACGCAAGGAATACAAGGAGACTCTTCAGCCGCTATTGCTCTTGCTAAGTTAAAGTATTCACGCTTCATTAATATTTCCCCCAGTTACCACCATATAGATTTGCTTTTGCATTCTTAACCTTCTCTTTATCTGAGAGTTTCTCCCTAAAATCCTTAGCCCTAAAGACTATTAGTGTATCATCAAACGATGCGCCATTCTCTTTAATGAAAACAACTGGTGTCTTCCCATCTCTTGAGGATGCTACCGCTTGTTCCATTGCTTCCTTTATCCAACCTGGTATAGACTTACGATACTTACATTCAATAGATAAGTAATCACTAGTCACATCAGGCGCACTACCTCTTGTCCTCCCTGTTATAGGGACACGAGACGCTGTATCTCCTATCTCTGTAAGAAACTCACCAACCCAGCGCTCAAACTTTTTCCATGTCTTATCCATAGGTGGGTGGTATCTCCTTAGTTGCTAGTGATGGTAAATGATATGTACCTAGCCTCCAGTTATAACTTAGTTCCTCTACACCATTCTTTCCATCCTGTCTAAACCTTATCTTCTGAACATGAACCTGAACGATACACCCTTTAGATTCTGGTGTCATGTCACGCCATATTACTATACCATTGTCAGACTTATCTCTCCATCTAGCAGAGCCACTGATATCATACAAGGTTGGTATTGGTAACTTTCCTTTCACATCTCTATACATCTTAGCAGGATGAGCAACAACCCAAATATGTATGCCATATTTCCTACCAAACTGACGTATTCTTTTTAATGCTACGGAAATATACTCTGTCTCTGTCTGTCCATTCTTTCTAACATGTTCAAGTTCGTTCCAAGGATCTATCACTAAACCACGTATCCCTTTTGTTAGCACCAGGCGCTTTGCTGCATCTAAAATTACATCAATAGACCATTCCTTATCATCATCTGGAAGAATCCAAGTGAAGTGTTTTGTTAGCCAACGCTTCCCATCTTCTAGTTCTTCCTTGTTCATGCAAGGAGTAGGCCCATCAAAGAATGGATGACCAATATATTTCTCTAATACCCTAGCCATATGGTCTTCAAGTGGTTGATTCTCTGGAGAAAATACTGCAAAGTTCCACCCCTCTTTCTTTGCTATGTTCACCATCATAGAGTCAAGCCAGTTTGATTTACCACTACTAGGTGTGCCTGTTATTACTGTAAACATTCCAGGCCTTACTCTGTAAAGGTTATCTACGTTTGACCAACCAGTGCTGACACCCTTCTCTACCTTTCCCTCATACAATCTATCAATTGAATCGGATAGATTAGATGCATCATATGTTCCTGCTATAGGATAAGGCTTGGCATGTTCTATACATTCAGACAGCACCGTCTTACCATACTTAACTAGAACATCATTAGCATCCTTGCAACCTTTAGGCCATACAACTCTATAACATTTATCTCTTCCAATCCTGCGAGACAGCTCATCCTCTAGTTTATTTCCTGGGCCATCATTATCTACTGCTATAATAAATCTAGAAACATTATTAAATTTCTCTGTATGTAACCAAGGATCATTAAGGTAATCAAACTTACTAGAATAATCTGAGCTGTTAACAGGAGGGGCACCGTCCGGCACTGAAAGACATGTCCTAATGCCTGCCTCCCATAAAGAAAGTTTATCTATCTCTCCTTCTACTATAACACAATGTATATCATCACCAGTTATGTCATCAATTCCATAGAAGCCACGTTGTGCGCCAGCCTCCAAGCGAAAGTTCTTATGAGAATCCCTATACTTTACATTGATTAACTCTCCATTTTTATAGTAAGGAAATGCTATAGACATAGATAAAGATTCTATTTGTGGCATGTATACTTTGCGCTCACTCACCTTCGTCTCGTCTAAAGTTGTTTCGCTTATGCCCCTGTCTGCAAACCATTGAACAATAGTTGGCCTAAGTGCAGTGATAGGAAGAGGCTCAGGTTTAATGTACTTTGGCTTATGCCAGTGTAAGGATGGTGAGCCAACCTTATCATTACCGTTTGCTAAACTTCCTGCCCAACCACAGTGATGACACAACCATATACCATCATCAATATTAACTGATAAGCATGGTGCTTTCTTTTTCTTACGCTGTGAAGAGCAACTAGGACACTGAGTATTAACCTGGCCAGACGTATGTCTAGTTGGTATACTAATATTAAAATCACTAAATGTTTTCATTTGTTTTCCTGTTCTTTATCCATTCATATACCGCTGATTCAAGTTCTTCTTTGGTATGAAATTCTCTATCATCTACATATCTATATGTGATACTGTCTGATACCATGAACTTCCATCTCTTACCATCAGCGGTACGGTTTCTCTCCACTCTATGAGTGTCATCCCCTTCTATTCTACCAAACATAAAGGCTGACCCCTTTCCCCATTCAATCTTCATCCTGCACCCCAGGGATGGATGTCTTTGGTTTAAATCCTAGTCTCTCCTTTGCATCCTTTAATTCTCTATGAGCAAGAAGCAATGAAATCGCTGCGTTTACCTCATCCCAATTAAGGTTTATTGCTTTAGAAAAAGGATCTTTCTTTACAAGACATAATCCTTCAGTCATCTCAGTATTAATATACTCTATTTCTATTGACATTTAATTTCTCCTATATATATTATACCACACTCAGTTAACATAACCAAAAGGATTGTTATCTGTTGATTCCATTATATCATACGCCTGGATCAAGCCGAACCCTCTCATCCTAAGACGAGTCATGTCTGTCATGATGGTACTATCTCTTCCATCGTCTACACTACATGATGCCTCATCTAGAAGATCTATAAGTATATCACAGTCCTCTTCTGTAAGATCTACATCACCATTAAACATTTTTATTTGCATTTGAATTCTCCCTCATCTTTCTAAGGTTGGGTCCAACACAACTGTCCGGTATATCAGAGCAGATACTAAGTGCAAGATCTCCTGCCTTATTCATATCAATATGGTCAGCAAATCTAACAACATGTAACTTTCTTATTAGACCGGAACTAGGTCCTTTATCCCCCCATATAGAAGGCCTATGCATCTCAAGAGCCATATGAAATTTGCCTGTTGAAATGCCTCGAAAGGTTGCATATAATTTATTATAATCAATACTAAAATCATTATCAAGCCGGGCCTTTGTCATCTCTCTGAAATGCTTTGGTTCTAATTGGTCCTTCATTGGTTTATCTTCAGCCCATTTCTTCTCCCCTCTATCTATTTTCTTACAACCCTTTACTGAACCATCTGCTTTAAGAGTTACCAGGTCTCTAAACTTCTCGTATACTGTTGTTACATCATAATTTCTACGCCTTACATCATTATCTTTATCATATATAAAAAATATTTTATCTCTCTGCTCATAGAAGTGTACACTTTCCGGAAGATAACTAAGAAGATTGGTAACATTTCTCTCCCAATAAAACCTGTGATACCTGCTAGTGCTTAAGTCTATATCAATATCTCCATTGTTATAATATTTTATACGAGACTGTTGCCCCTTTCCTTCCTTGTCTTTACTGTGCGATGGAGTATTATGATGTGTTGTATCAGCCATCAAAGCATACCCGTCCTTCTCTTTCAAGAGATACAATCCATCACCCATCCTGCATATACTAACTTCAAAGTCATGAAACTCTTTGACATCAGCAAGACTTTTGAATTGTGTTCTTGTAAAATCATCGTAACATATAGTCATTACATTCTCCTAGTCAATGTTAATTACTTCTCCGAATGGACAGTTCATACTGCCATTACCACCGTAGTTAACCCATATCACTGGGTAATCTGGCTCATACATAG